TTTCCACCTATCATCGGGATATTGAACCAACTATTGTCTTCATCGCCCTTGATAGTGAAGCTGATATGTGCGTGATGATTATGCTTATTGATCCCATCATAAGGACGCCAAGCCCAAGCCTTCTTAGATGAGGCGATGCGGCCATCGAAGATGATGTAAGACACTCTTTTATCGCCAGATTTTGCAAGGAGTCGAATCTGATCAACCAAGTCAGGCATGACATCGGGCTTCCCGTTCTTGCCTGCAAGGTCGCGGTCAACATCGATGGCACGTACCCATCCTTTAACATCTGGATTATGATCAGACTTGCGAGCAGCGTGTCTCGTGTCACCGATCCAGCCGTCCGAAGTTCGATCTCTATCTGGGAATGCATCATCAATCTGCTCTCTAAGCTGAATGGCTGACTTGCATAATTTTGGTTTCATGCCAGAGACTCTAGATCAGGAAATTGCACCATGCCAGACTCGTTTAGAGTAGCAAGTGGATTCTCAGATAGTGCGAGATTTAAGAACTGTTCTTCAGTTATCTCTGAGACACTCCAATAAGAAAAATCTGCAACAAGGGCAGCCTCTGGAATATAGCCTGCGACGTTTAATTGACTAGCATTGTAATAGAAAGCGCCATCAAAGTTCGGCGGTGTTGTTCCACCTGCCTCAAGATCATTTGTATAGACTACATTCCAAGTTCCGTATCTCATGTGATCTCCTTTAACTTGGTCTTTGTCTGCTCAATTGCTTGATCTACTGGAGACAATCTTTGCTTCTCTAGCCTCAGTTGCCAATACTCACTCTGATTAAGTTCAATATCTTTGCGAGTGTAAGCAGGAAATTGCTCAAGTATTTTAAGCAATGTGTCGAACTCACGAATAGCACCCGTGGCTACTACGCGAGTCTGCTCCATACCTAATTCTTTGATCTGAGCTTCTATCTCATCAATGGCATCGCCTGTGGCTCTAAGTCTCTGGATCTCGATCTCATTTTTCTGCATCTGCAATGAGACTTCTTTAATTGTGTAGTACAGGGATTGAAGCTCTGTGACGCATTGGTAGTAGCGCATCTCGTCGGTGTCGTGTTGGTTAATAACGAACTTCTCTAACTGGAACTGCGAACGAGGTTGATGTACTTCTGCAAAAAGAGCCACAATCTCAGGCTTAAAGTAGGAAGGAATATCAGGAAGGTTACTCATGCGTCCTGCATTCCTGATGGTGACACCCCTGCAATAGATAGAGTTGCAGATAGTGTAGTTCGCGCATCTGATGAGAAAGTTATTTTGTCAATGGTTGTAACTGGAGAACTCTCAAAGCCGCCGCCAGCATAGCCAGCGACACCGTTGTTAGAGATACCTGTTGCACCTCGACGAGTTGCCGAAAGAGTTGCGGATAAAGTTGTTTTCGTGTCGGCAGGGAAGGCAATCTTGTCAATACCTGAAAGGTTGTTAGTGCCGTCATAGCCGCCTGCAAAATATCCAGCAGTAGAGTTGTTGCTGAATCCAGCCGTAGCGCTGCGAGCTGTTGTCAGGGTTGCACTTAAAGTCGTCTGCGTGTCAGATGGGAAAGCATATTTCAGAATCTGAGATAGATAAACCGAAGTATTACCGCCGCCAATATAACCTGCAACGCCGTTGTTCTGCATTCCTGCTAGATCAGATATGCCTGATCCAAGTGCAGTAGTAGTTGTCTTAGTATCGGATGGGAAGGCAATCTTGTTAACTGTATCGACTTTAGGCGAACTGAAACCACCTGCAAAATATCCAGCTACACCAGCGTTATTCATTCCTGCTAAGGCTCTAACTGCCGTTGTCAATGTAGCTGACAGGGTTGTCTTTGTGTCTCCAGGGAAAGCAATTTTGTCTATGCCGCTTAAGTTATTTGTGCCGTCATAGCCGCCGCCTGAATACCCTGCGACGCCTACGTTAGAGCACCCTGCAAGGTTGCTGCGAGCTGTTGTCAGCGTCGCGGTAAGCGCAGTCTTAGTGTCAGCAGGAAAAGTAATCTTGTCGATTGTAGGCAAAGTAGTGTTACCGCCGCCAAAATACCCTGCGACGCCTACGGCTGCAACCGCGCCTCCGCTAAATAATCCTGTCGTAATCGCGCCAATCATTATGCGATCGCGCCTACGATTGTCCACGAGTTAGCTGAAATACGGATAGCTACTGCTGTCTTATATTGGGCAAGGGTTGGAGCTGCCGAAACTGCTCCAGCCGAGACAATGGTTACTCCCACTCCAGCTGCAAAGGTAAGAAGCCCTGCGCCTGAGTTAAGAAAGGTAATTGCAGTACCGACGCCTGCGGATGTGAGAGTTGAATCTGGAGCAATAGTAATGACTTTAGTAGAGGCATTAGTAGCCTGAACTAGCACCTGATAAATATCGGTATTGGCTACCGTATAGGTTGCCCCTGATTGAGCATTCAGAGTGAACTGGACTAGGCCGTTATAGTCTGCCGCCGTAAAGATGTCGCCTGTTGCCGCTGGAAAGCCTATTGCCATGATTTTCTCCTAGTATCCCATTATGGATTGTCCGATTATACCGTAAGTCGATGATCCAATGATGAATCCCTCGACTATAGGCTCAAGTGTTGTAACTGTACATTTCATAGAGTTCGGGGTTATATCCCACGCCAATCCCTGCACCTGCAAGGTCTTAACGATTGTCGAGCCGTCTGGCTGGACATTAGTGATCTCGACGTTATCGAAATAATCTAAGCCGATGATTGTGTCCGTCGGTACATCTGTATCGAGTAGATCGACTTGGAGTTGATCAATTCGGATTGTTGTTTCTTTTCGGCTCGCGACGTAGATGTCTGCAATGTCCTGCACCTGAGCATCTGTCTGTGCAATTAGGTTATCGACGTTCATGCCATGTGGAAAATACTTAGCGATCGAGTCAGCGTCGCTTGATGAGACAGTAGTGCCACCTACTCGAAGCATGGTTGCGCTGTTGATGATGAGTTTGTCATCAAAGGCGAACTTCAGGTCTGAGTATGGAATGCCTGTAGTCTGATTAAACTGAATAGGTGCAACGCTTAGAGATCCCACGACATCGGATCGATCCTTAAACTCAGCTGTGCCGTCTGTGCGGATAAAGAATGCGCCTTGCTCTGTAAACTCTGCAACCTGTATAGCTGAAAGGCTAGAGCGTGTAGTGGCTGGATCAACCTGACAGGTAGTAGAGCCTGTGTCAACTATTCGCATATTGCTAGGGAAATCTACTTGATCGAGAATCTTATCAATGCGAGTGCCAGTAGTCTGGCCAGCAGTTGCATCTGTCACTGTAGAGACGTTAGCCATAGCAAATAGACGGAATGCATCCGAGCAGACAATATCGACGTAGCCTGTTTCTTGTCCCTGCGGATAGTAATAACGATAATCTTGCACGTATCCTGAAAATAGGAATTGTTGAGTGGTCGCAGTAGTTGCAGCTACACGAATCTTTCTCAATGGCGTTAAGAAGCCAAAGTAAGGACTTGATGCATTCTGTGGGTTAAAGTCAGAGTCAGGATCTAAGACGCGGACTGTACATGTGCCAGCCTCATAGGTGTCGCGCATAATGTTTCGGCCACGTCTAATTGTTATCTGTCGAGTGACATCGCTTAGATCTATAACAGGCTCTGGAATTTCTGAGCTTGCAAAGGTATTAATTCCAATTAGCCCATATTTAGGATCGCCAATAGTAAACGGATAGCCGAAGGTAGCACCTTGGCTAAAGTCAAAGGAGACCGAGATAGTGGCGGGAAGACTCATGCTGGGATGAAGCCTGCTGCTGCGAATCGGTTCGTGCGATTGACTGTGTTAAACGATCCAGAGAGTGAGTCATTAGTCTGTTGTTGCGTAATTACTGCGGCTACAGATTCACCAGCAACTTCTACCTTGATGTTGATTGCAGGCGGATTGACTCCAGCAACGACGCCAGCAGGCAAGCCACCCTGTTGTCCGAAAGTTGGTGGCATTGCATAGGCAGGTGGTACAAAATTTGGTACGGGCGTGCCTAGCATGTTTCCACCAAAATCAAGTTTAGGTATTGACCATTCTGAGAAAGGATTAGGCGCTTTAGGAGTGGCAAGCAAAGATGCACGCAGTTCATTGTTGCGCTTAATGGCTGTGTCTAATTGATCAGATAACTGTGTGGCTAGGGTTGCATTCCCATCAAGGATGGCCTTCTGCAATTGTAGAGACAGGCGATCGGTCTCGTTCAATTTACCTTTAAGCGCTGCCTCAATACCAATAGCCTCTAGGTTAAGAGTCTTTGAGGCCTTCTGTAAGGCTAGGGACTTCTTCTGTGTATCCAGAGTCTTCTTCTGAAGCGCCGCTAATTCCTTAGCACGCTTGGCGGCTGCTGCTTCTGCTGCTTTACGAGCTGCAGCGTTAGGATCAACAAAAGTTCCACCTAATGCAGATGAAGGATAGCCGCCCATGCCAGCCGTTGCTGCAGCACGAGCTCGTGCTGCTATTCGTTCTTCATGTCCAGTTAGACGATCAAGAAAATCAGTAATATCATCAGCAAAATTGTCTACCTTGCCGTAGCTTTCAGTACCAAAATTAATAACACCTTTCACTAATTTGGCCAATTCAGTAACTGCCTTTGCAGTATTCGAGGCCAGCGTCTCCATGCTTACTGCTAATTCGTCTACTGTTGTATCGCCAGATAAAATCATCAAAGCGTCAATTAAACCCTTACCAATAATTTCTGAAGCCTCGCCTGCTGCTGTGCCTAGCACTCCCATTTTGCCCGCGTAAGTGTCTAGATAGGCTGCATTAGCACCAGAGAACTGCTTATTAAGTTTCTCTTGTACATCTGCAAACTTCATAGTTTTAAGTTCAGATTGAGATAGTCCTAGAGAATACTTGCGAAGGCCGCGAGTCTGCCCGACGTAAGCCATAGTTAAGTCATTGACTACGGTTTGATAATCGACGCCTGAGCCCCTTGATATGTCAAGAGCTTGAGTAAGTAATTCTGTGGACTTGCCGACTGAGCCAGTCGTCTGTAATAGTTTTTGCATTGCTGGACGAAGCACGTCATCTGCAACGCCTGACGCTTTAGATAGGTTCGAAATAAATTCTTCAATACGTGGAGTCTCAAAAGCTAGGCCTAAATTCTTTACTGATACTGCAAGCTGTGAGGCTGCTTTTTCGTCTTCTATAAATGCCTTGGCGGCTTTTTTACCAAAATTAATTACTGCCGCAGTTGTAAGGGCAAGTCCTGCTGCTCCTGCTAGTTTCTTGACAGATGACTGGAGGCCTTTGACGCCTTTGTCGGCTTGCTTAAGACCTTTGTTATCAAAGATCGCTGCAATACGAATTGCTAGACTTGAATTAGCTGACATTAGCGACCTCTGTAATCTCTATTAACGCCCTTAGTAACTCTTATGGCGGTCGTCATTGACTTCTCAATCGCTTTTAGTACGGCCGCGTTAGTCTTGCCTTGATCTTCTGCCCATGCTCTAAATAAGAGACGACCTTTAGTCTTACGGGTTCGACGACCTGCAACGCCTGATTGCTGGCTATCGACCAAGGGTGGCAATGCGCCAATGAATTGACGACCAGCATAAGGGTTAGCAGATTGGCTTTTAGTCTTATCGCTACTGCGCTTCTGATATCCAGCCTTGCGTGCAGAACGTGTACCAGCATCTGTGTAGACGTCGACTAGCGGAGCTTGGGGTCTGCCGTCTGATCCTGAAAGACGTCCAGCAGTCTCATAGATCGATCCTGCTGCACTCTTATTAAAGATGGTCGCGATCGATCTGAATCCGCGCTTGTTAGGTTTAGATGGCGCTGTGCTATATCCAAGTCCACGCTTAATATCGCTAGAGCTGAAGACGCGATTTTCCCAGACGCCTACGGCTTTGCCCCATCCCGAAAGCGGGGCTTCGCTAGGTACGAATCCTTTAGCTTTGGTAGAAATAACTTTGAGAAGGGATCTAATCTCTTTCTCGGTTTCTTTTGCTAGTTCAGGCTGAACTTTTTTAAGTGCCTTGCGAAGTTCAAGTGCGCCTGTTACTTCTGTAGGCATCCTGTTGCTCCTTCGCTCGGTCTTTCAATGCTTTCAGAATCATCTGAAGCATCGATGGATCTAAATCAATTAAGTATTGTGGAGGGATAGCCGTCTCGATGCTCAAGCGAGCGATGAGATAGTGGATGCTATCCCTGCCTAGGCCAAAGGGTCTGACTCAGCAACCTCAACCGACTTGAGTTGATCGAGGAAGTCATTTCCAAATGGTTTGACTGTGGTTCCACTTAACCTAAGGCCTTCCCATGCAAGCCAATAGACATCTGATTGCTTTTCATCATCGCGAAACGCTTTGTGAAATCCCTTTTTAGCATATAGCTCGAACGCGTACTCAAGGCGAGGTGTGATCTCGATCTCGGTAACGCTGTTGTCTGCCATCGTGACTATTAACTTTGCCATGCTGTGCCCCTTTGTTTAGTTAGATTATGAAGTAGTGATTGCGATTGTGCCGTTGACATTGAATGTCACGCTTTGCATTGATAGATCAGCTACAGAACCATTGATGTCTGTTGTGCCGTTAATCAAGCATGTCATTGTGTATAGCGGGTTAGTCGCAGATGTAGCAGCCGATGTCTGCTTCATTGTGATTGTGGTTGATGTTCCCCATACAGCCTGCAAGGTCTGTAGAACCTCAGAAGATGCTGTGTCATTGAGAAAGTCGATTGTGACTGATGATGCTTCTAGACCCTTGACGAACTTATGGCCTGAGTCACCCATCGCTGTCACTTCTAGTTCATCGAATGCGCGATTAATTGTTACTGCTGTAACGTGGTCAGACAAGTCGACTGCATTGACTGTCAAGACTACGCCATTATTTAAGAATACAGCCATTGGATTATTCCTCGTCTTTCTTAGTAGTTACTGGCTTTGGTGCTGGTGTTGCTACCTGCCCGATTTTGATCAGGAAGGCGTCTCTTTCTTTTTCCCACTCGGACATGTTAGCTCCAACTCGTTAGGATTGATATGTTGATATTGCAAGTAAGTAGATCACCTGAGGCGGCGCTGAGTACGGCTGGAGCCGATACATCAGAGACGTTGTAGGTGTATGAAGATGCAGCGAGCAGGCTAAACACGCGCACGATGTCATCTTCAATTCCATTAAGGTTGCCTTCATTATCTAGCAACGGCACGAAGATCGACAGCTGAAAGTTAGCCATAGGAGCGATCGTGGTGTATGAATTATTAGAAGGCGTGATGTAAGGATCGCTAGGGCTGACTACGACGCTGTTAGCAATGACAGTAGAAGGCGGGAATGAGAAGACTGAATACTTTGTGTTATCTGTAAGAGCTGCTGCGATACCTGCGCGGAGTGTTGAGATGGCGGCCATTAGCCCACCATTGATCGCGGATCAAGATATGGAGCAAGTAAGCCACGAACGCGAGCAAGCAAAGTGTTGCCCATACGATACGGCGAAGGTGCGTAGCCATCGATG